CAACCCTCACGACGATAGCTTCATTGGTTTTCGGATCCGTCGCCCAGCGACCGCTGCCGCTCACCAGCCGATACTGGTTATTGCCGATATTGACCGGAGTGAAGTTTGAAGCGGCGTTGACGTTCAGCCCTGCGTCTTTCAGCGCCTGCTGCGCAGATGCGGTATAGCGGTCCTTGAAAGTTGATTTGTCCATGCCGAATGGCATCACCACGTCACCACCATTGAAGCCCTTATAGACCCCTCCTGTGGCGTACTGAGCTGCCTTTTCCACTACGTCGGAGTTGGCTGCATCAGTACGCGTCATTGAGGCATCGCCTGACTGATAAGCGATCCCGGCATAAGCTGCTTTGAAAAGGTTGTAGCTGAGCTGGCGCGCCTGCGGGTTATTGGCAAACGAGTTACCTACCTGATCGTCGAATGCACGCTTCAGCTTATCCTCGCTAGGCAACTGGACGGGAGTAATGCCAGCGTCTTTCATCGCTTTTGTAGGGTTCAGCAGCTGGTCACCGGCCAGGATCACCTTCGAAACATCGTACTTGTTCATGGTCGGCTTGTAGCCGATGAACTGGCTGTAGGCAATAGACGGTTTGGTGTTGTCGTACTGGTTATCCGGCGTGCCAAGCAGCAGCGCGGAATAGGCCGTTGCTGCGTTGTTCGGCGCAATGGCAGATGCAACCTGGCGCATTGCCGGTGCAGACAGCGTTTCACCCATGCTCTGCAACAGGCTGATGGTCTGGTTTACGTCTTTGGTGCCGCGTACCTGCTCGGAAAGAGCAGCGGCCTCTTCACTGGATAGGATCGGCGCATTGATACCCAGCGCGCGAAGGCTTTCCTGAGATGAGAAACGGTTGGCAACCTCTGCCGTAATGTCATTCGGATTATTGCTGGACAGCGGCTTGTACGCGCCGATCTCCACGGCAGCATTGAACGGATTGTTCTGGCGCTGGCTGATGACCTTCGTGGCCGCAGCCGAAACACGATCGAACAATTCAGCGCGAGAGGCGTAACCTTCGCCTGTGTCTCCAGTGCCCGGACGAAGCTGGTCAACGTATGCCGTAATGCTGCTGGTTGGCATGTTGCGGAATGAGCCAATGTACTGCCCGGCGATCTGCGTGTTCCTGAACTCGGTGTAACGGAGATTACCTTCCCGCACACCATAGGCCGACAGGAAGTCAGTCTGAGTTGGCGCATTGGGGAAATCCACGCCGCGCATATATGCCGCGCTGGCATCGCGCACCCGGCTGTCGATACTGGTGCGATACTCCGCCTGCTGCTGCTTGCGGATTTGATCTGCCTGGCGAAGGAAGGTTGCCTGCGCCTCAGGAGATGCAGCGTCGAATGCCGCATTACCGGTGTAGCGTTTGGTGCTGGTCGGAAGCTGAGAGAGACCGATTGCCGCGCTGACGCCGGTGGAAAGCTGCTGGTCAGTATACGGCTGACTGCCGTTTTCATGACGGATGATAGCGGCGCACAGCGCTTTGAGAGTGTCAGGGTTTGACGCATCAAGCTGCTGATCTGCCGTTACGCCGAGCTGAGCGCAGACGGCCTTTATATATGCGTCGGTATTATTATTGTCAGACGGAGGCGACCAGCGGTTGATGATGTCGCTGACGGTATCAATCCCCTGACGCTGGTATGACAGCAGGTTGCGGCCCAGCGCGCGAATGCCATGCTCTGGTGTCTCGAACTTGGCAAATCGTCCGTCGTCACCTGTCTGACCAATCCACGGATTGGTTTTGCTGTACTCGAGGTTGCCAGGGTTATTGTTACGGATACCGCGAGCGCTATCGCCACTCCCGCCTTCTGACACTGCACGACGCGATCCTGTAGCCGTATCGCTCAGCTCACCATTGCTATGAATAAAGTCGATCGCGTTATTGGCGGACCACTGAGACAGCGAAGCGTCGGCAACCTTCTCCTTGAACTCAATCTTTTTCGCCTGAATCTGTTCCTGGCTCCAGCCATGCGCGGTGCCATAATCGTCGATCTGCTGAAAGGTCTGCTGGTTGTACAGCACATAGTTAGCGTTATCGCCGTATGCAGCTGCTGCCAGTTTTCCGTTGTTCGCCAGCGTCGCCTGGAACTGCCCTTCTTCGTAGGCATTCAGCTGGGTGATTTCGTGGCGACCGGCCTGGGAGGTGAACTGGATGCGCTGCTGCTGAGCCTGTTGCATAAATCCTGCGCGGGAACCTTCCGGCAGCGTCATGGCAATTTGCTCAACCTTCGAGTCGAATTCCTGGGTGTATTCCTGCCCCTTACCGAGTGCATTTTTACCCTGCATGTTGAGCAGGCCGGTATCAGGGTTAGTCAGAAGATCGCTGGAAATCTGGCTGAGTTGCAGGGATGCATCCTGTGCCTGCGCAACATCAGCGCGCTGTTTTGCCTGCGCGAATGCGCCTGCGTATTGCTCTGCGGCCTGACCAAGTACATCAGCAGTTTGCGGCGTGTTGAATGCCTGAAAACCTGGAGACTGGAACCCCCTGCTTTCTACCTGACGACCGTTTACAGTTGGTACTGTTGGCATGATGTCTCCTTAGCGCCCTGTTCTGGTTCCGACCGCCGCGCTGATTGGCGCAGCCTTCTGGCTAAATGGAGACCATGTGCCTCCACCCATCTGATAAGCGCCGTATGCTTTTAATGGAGTTGTCAGCAGCGTCTGGGTCATTGCGGCACTATTTGCGCTGCGGGTTGCATCAGCCTGAGACTGAAAATTACTGCCCTGCACCTGATATCCATATGCCTCGCGCTGCGCGTTGTTAACGGTAGTCAGAGCATCCAGCGCGCCGAATTGAGCTGTATCGCCGAAGATATCCAGCGCGTTACCTGTAGATAGCTCTGCACCTGTCGCGCCCATCATTGCTGCCTGACTACCTGCAGCCTGGCGGTTACGGCGACGAATCTCATCAGCCTGAGCGTTACCTCTGTTGATTGAGTCCTGCGCCTGAGCTTCAGCCACATCGGCATTTTGTTCGGCTACAGCAGAAGTATATTTCGCCTGCTGATTCTGGCTGTATGCGCTGGCGGCAGCTGAGGCTACCGTGACAGCAACCAGTGCGATCGCTGGGCTACACATTATTTTCTCTCCATGTGGAAACGGTGGAACGGGAGACGCTGGATGCCATAAGGTTTCGGCTCTTCAATAGTGAAACCAAGCCAGTGCAGCCATACGCGCGCGACGTGGTTGCGGGCATCAATATAGTTTTCAAGATACGGGTAAACGGACAGCATTGCATTGACCACCTTCCCGCACCTGCGCAGGAAGGTGCGCTGGTATTTCTCCAGCGCGTCAGTGCCGACCAGCCATGGAATGCCGCTGCCGCCGATCATGGATGCCGGGGCCACGCCGAAAATTGTGACCACCTCCCCATTGACCAGCCCGGCGCAGCAGAATGTTGACGTGCGCAACCCGGTTTCAAGAACGCGTCGCGGGCTCCATCCGTTTGTCGCCAGGAACTCTTCAATGTCTGCCTGCCTGACATGTGGCAACATGGCTTCGATGTGCTCTGCAGTGGCTGGCACTATCTGCGCATTAAGCATCAGAAGCCCCCTACCGCAAGACGCGGTATTACAGCCAGAACGGAAAGTGGCAGAGGGTCGGTCTGCCTGACCTTAACGCGCCCGTTTTTATCCCAGTCGCTGTCTAGCTTCACTTCCACTTTCCCGGTGGCATCATCAACCGGATCGTCGTAAAACTCGAACTCACGCTGTGGATATTCGTACCACGTTCCACCAGGCGTTGTTGCCCAGATACCGCGGCTGGCGTTGACCACCAGAGTGACAGACGGGATAAGCTGTTTTTTATCCAGCAGCGTTTCCTGCCCGTTGATGTTTATGTCCAGCGTTTCGAATTCAGCTGTGATCGGTAGACCGATATGAACCACGGCGCCAGGTGATTCCAGCGTGACAGCGCCACCAGTTACGATTTTCTGTGGCTCTACGCTGGCGTCAGAGAGGATGTTTACGGCCTGACCTTCCAGATGAGAAAGACCGCTGAAGGTCTGGCGTGCCATCTGCCAGTTAGTTGTCGCCGCGTTGCGCAATACTGGAGGCACATTACGATTGAAACGCACGATCGCCGCTGTGGTACTTGTAATGGACAGGATGTCACCACGCAACTCCTTGGATACCAATTCCCCCGTATCTGGATCCGCCTCTGTATAAGGGAACTGGATCTGTGCACCGACATCCGTACCAACAAAGTAAGCACCGCCGCTAATCGTCACTGGATACTCGACCTTATAGCTCCAGTCTCCGCTACCTCCGCTGATGGTCATGGTGCGGGAAGAGGTGTTTCGCCCGTCATAGCTGAGACCGCAGTCGACAAAGAAAGCATCTTCGTCATTGGTAAAAAGGCGGCTAGAAAGACGTTCGATATAACGTTTCGTCTGACCGTTGATGGTGCGATTAACCACGAAATAAACAGCGTCCTCGCTGCCTTCGCTGATTGAGCAGGTGCTTTCATACTTTCCGGTGCTGGACTGAGGAGCCCAGGCAAATACCTGCTGATCGCGCAGATAGGTCAGCACCAGCAACTTTCCGTCGTCGCGGATGCAGAACGCGCTGCTGTACGGCACGATGCAGAATGACCAGTCAACAATGCTGCGTTTCTGGAAAAGGTGGTTTGCCAGAATAGTCAGGTCAGTGCCCTGATACCCGTCTACGTCGAAAGAGTAAGCCAAATCGCGCACTACGCTTCCCTTCTCCTGGATGAACAGCGCGATGTTTGCTACTGCGATCGGCGGAACATTGCTGGACCCGTTATTGCCCTGGGAGCTGAATGCGAAAGATGATGGTGTCAGAACCTTATTCTGGTCACCGGATATCGAGTATTCTCCGCCAGAAGTAAGCGCCACAAGACTACCTACATCGATAAGGTGGCGGATCTCATTCACCTGCCGCCCGGCGTAGGTGTAGATGATGCGATCGTCATCCTGGATAGGGTTGTTCTTCCCAAAATCCTTATAATCCCCTGTGCGACTTGCCCATATAGTTTGCGGGTAGGCGGTAGACGCGGCGAAATAGAGGCGCTGCTGGTAGTAAACGACCGTGCTCGGGTATCCGTTAACGCTGTTCCAGACGAATCTAGCCCACTTGTAACTACCATTTGCTGAGCCAACTACCTGAGAGGGGATATAACTGATCACCGTAGCGGTGGCGGTTGTTCCTGATACCGCAGTGATGCGCACAATACCGAATCCGCTGTGCAGGTATTCCCACTGCACACCGGTGTCAGTTGATCCTGTCCCACCCCAGCCATCCCAGGACATGCCTTCCGTGTGTGATGGGCGGAGAGTGCCGGTTTTCCCGGCTGTATTGGCACGATAGTAATTGCTGTCAGCACGGCGCACATCATTGATGACTGTTGTTTTCCCTGTCTCCCAGACAGGAACTGAATCAACTGCAGGCTGCTCGAGGTAGAAAAGCTTGCCAACCTGCTCAGGGCCGAAAATTGCTGTTGTTGCCGTCAGCGTGACGGTGCCGGTACTGGCGCTGGCGTAGACCTTGACAGACTGATCAACGTTGATATCTTCAAACGGCCCGTTTTTTGTGGTGACGTCAACGATCTGCCAGTTGTCGTGCGCGTAGCGGCGCAGCTCTTTCGGCGGGTATGCCGGGTGTACCAGCGTAAGCACGTCAGCGCTCTGCGTGAATTTGATGCGGAACAGGTCGGCCTCTGCGTATGGCATCGCCAGTTCGTAAATCACATTGCTGCTGTTGAGCACATACGCGCCGTCTTTGATAACGCGCATATAGCCATCGCCGAACTCCAGCGCATAGGTCTGAACTGTCGAGAACTGGAACGGGATAAGGCGGCATTTTTTGTTTGAATATTTTGCCTCTCCGACGAAGCGCGTTCCCGGGCGATTCTCCACCCCGCCATATTGCCGAACAATGAAGTTGTCGCACTTGCGCAGCGCAACCTGATACTTCGACATATCAATGCGCCCGTACAGCGACGGGCCAATCTCACCACCGGCAAAGCTCGGCTGTATCCAGCTGATAGCCATTATGACAACCTCGCTGCAGTAAACTCATCGACTGGTGGCTGCGGTTCCTGGGATTCGTTCTGGCTGTGCGAGCCCGCGCTCAGGATGACTTTTTGGTACATGTTCAGAGCGTTGTTGCCGAGATCAGCGCTACCGGTGAGCGGCATGTTGATGGCTGCAGCCAGACGCCAGGACAGCGCCTCCATGAAAATTGGATCGAACATGTTCACGTCGGTGACGCGCGCGATGTACTTCATCCATGCCTGAGGCTGGTCGGTGTAGATCAGCTTTCCCGTGCCATCACCGTTTGAACCGACCTCATAGTTAATACGCATGGCAGCCGTCGGATTGCGAATTCCGGGCACCATGATTTCGGTAATTCTCACGCAGTCAGTCGGGTACTGGTAAGCGTATTGCCAGTCAGGAGGAGGATTATTGGTGTCGGCCAGAGCCAGGCGCTTGGTGGCGAAGTTCCAGTCGAAGTCGGCCAGTGCGGCGTCGCGGCACGCATCGAAATGCAGGGAGCACTGCCCGGCCTCTTTGCTGGCCTCAGTCAGGCTATTAATGCTGCGGCTATTGCCGATATTGCTCAGCGCGCGGTTGCAGATCTCGATAACGGAGGCCATTAATCATCCTCCCCACCATAGAGAGTCTGGGCGGCAGTTTTTGGTGGCTCGCTGGAATCAGGCGCCATTGCCATGTCGGTGATCTGGAGCTCTGCTCGCCGGCACACACCATCTTCATCCTGGCGCTCAGAGGTTGATTTAACGAGTGCTTTAGCGGTGATCATCACCATGCCACCAACTGGCGGAGTGGTAATGCCTAGCCTGTTCAGTGTGTCATTGTCCAGGCTAATGCAAAGGCCCCAGGGATAATCATCGCGAGTCTGGGTTTTCCCGTCCTCATCCTGATATGTATCGGTGCCAGTTTTGAGGTTTACCAGTTCCATAACGGACTCCTGCAAGAAGGGGGCCGAAGCCCCCTGTTTGATTAGCGAGGCTTAGACGCCCAGTTCTGCACGCTTCTCTGCGATCTTCTCGCGGAGTGTTTTGACGCCAGTATTTGGATGCGGCTTATCGTTGAAGAGCAATTCATACTCTTCGCGGAGCTTCTCCAAATCGTCGTCTCCACCGGTATTGTCATTGCTATTGCCATCATCATTTTTCACTTCTGACTCTGGCTTAACAAATTCAAGACCACGCTTTTTAAGCGCCGCTGCTTTGGCTTTTTCCGCTGCTGCGTTGATCGGCTCCAACGCAGAACCTGGCTCACCGTCATATTCAATCTCTGAACCTTCCGGCCAGAGGTTGTTGTGAATATGGGATAAGCGCAGGACGCGGTATTTTGCTTTTTCCATTGCCATCACCTTAGCCAGTCACTTTGGAGCGGATTGGGTAGTATGGAGTGTTGTTGTCAACATCCAGGTTAATACCCGAGGTGAACGCCCCAGCGGTTAGCGGTCCGGTACCGACCACGTAGTTGACACGCAGATAGCGCTGAACGCCTGCCGGAACCTTGGCAGAGAACAGGCGCTTGCCAGCAGTCAGCGCCGCCAGTGCCAGCGTGCCGCTGTCGTATAGCGTGGTCCAGGTGGAGTTATCTGGGCTGGTCTGCAGCTGGACGTTCAGGGTGGCGGCGCCAGCTGCGGTTGCAGTGGTATTCACGTTTGCCCAGAACTCCAGAGGTTCGCCAACGCCGATATCGCGGCGGGTGCCATCGATAGGGGCCAGGTCGATAACGTCAGTTGAAGCGCCGCCAGCAGTAACCGCCTGCGCTTCGGAGAACATCAACAGTTTGTCGAGGATCATTTTCTTTCTCCATTCATGGGCCGGTTAAGGCCCATCAGTTAATGACAGGCGTTAAACAACGCGCGCTTCTGTTTCCAGAATCGCATCGGTTTCACGGATTGGGATGCCACGGAAAGCGGTCCAGAACTGGCCTTCTGTCTCTTTTACGGTCAGCGCCAGGGAGGCTTTGTCCAGAGACTGAAGGTCGAGAGCCTGGCCAACAGTGCGGTTCATGTAGAACGCAGCGCGGCCCATCTTCAGGTTGGGGACGCGGTGAAGCGCCTTGACCATCAGGGTGACGATGTTTGCAGCAGAACCAGCAACCGACAGATTACTTACATCGATGTTCGCGATGCGGACAACGTAGCGCCAGTCACGCAGTGCCAGGCCGTTATCCCATTTGTAATGGGTGCGGTAGCCCTGGTATTTACCACCGCTGGCATCGATCAGGGTCTGCTCGCCAAGGTTCTGTGTCTGAAGGCCTGCTTTCTGCCCTTTCGGGAAGATGCCGTGAACGGTGTTTTCACCCCACACCACCAGCCAGATAGAGGTGTTGTCAGTGCCGGTACCGCCAGCGTCGATAATGTTCTGGCCGTTGCCAGCAGATAAACTTGAGTAGCGGGAAGACAGGCCCATGAACTGCTGAGGGTTCACGCTGGTGTCACCATAGAACAGCGTTTGAGCCATCTGCTGGTTCATGCCTTCGATGAACGCACGGTCTTCAGACAGACGGAATTCAGCAGTGTTGCCGTTCAGGTCAGCCAGAGACTTATCAACCTCTGCATAGGTTTCCAGCATCCCGCAGGAGTCAGTAACCTGTACGGTGGTTGATTTGCTTGGCTGCACACCGTAGTTGAGCAAACGCCAGGTGGCAGATGGCAAACCAGATCGCACGGTAGTGCGGTGACCAGTTGGCAGGTTGCCCTCTACGAACATCATGTCCGTCAGGATTTCGTTGGTCTGGGAAAGGAGCTCGACAATCTTGTCTACCTTCCCGTTTGGATCAGCGCGCTTAGCCCAGTCAGCCAGCGTCAGCGCATTTACGCCTTTAACAGCCATGGTTATATCCTCTCTTATTAGCCATAAAGCACTTCGGCCGCACTACGCTGGCCTTGATTACTGCCATCGACCATGCCGTCTTCAGACATGGCTTTACCGATTTTCACGAATGCCTTAACCAGTTCAGGGTGATTACCAAGCCCGGTTGTGTTCAGGTATTCTTTCAGAACAGGGCCACCGAACAGGTCCAGAGCGCGCTGTGCAGCGCTGAGGTTTGCGGTCAACTTGTCTCCGCCGATCTCTTTGTCAGCCTTCACGTCGGCCGCCCACTGCTCTGTCTGCGCCTGCCAGGCTTCTGCCTGACGCTGCTGCACACCGGCGAGAATTTTCGGGTACGCGTCCACCAGCTTCTGAGCCTGCTCATTGGTCAGGTTCAGATCGCGGGCAACCGGTTCGAAGTCCTTCAGCGCTTCGGTGTCCAGCTCAACGCCTTCAGCGGCCTGAAACTCGTATTTCTCCGGCGCGCCTTCCTGCTTCTGGTCTTTGTCATCTGGCTTTTCAGCTGGCTTATCACCATCCGCGGGCTTATCTTCCTGAGGCTTGTCACCTTCAGTGCCAGGCTGCTGCTTATCGCCTTCTGGTTTCGCCTGTTCGCCTGCGGGTGCTGGAGCTTCGGCAGCAGGTGCGGCTGGCTCAGACGGAGCAGGTGCAGCGCCACCATCAGCAGGTTGCTCATTGCAAAGACGGCGATGCAGCAAACGTTCAAATAAATTCATGGTTACTCCTGTTCACTGGCCTCTGCGGCCATCTTCAGATACTGATCCGGGCAGTGCGTCATGACGCGTTGCAGTAACACCAGCGCCAGGTTGCGCTGCCCTTCGTTGAATGCTGTGATGTACGGGTCCACATTGAAGCAGGTGCCGAACACCTGACCTTTCTCCAGAATCGACCAGATGACCCGGCGGCCCTGCTCGCTGCCCATTACAAACTGGATGTCGTCGATATCGCGCTGGGCCAGAAGCTCCTGTTTGGCTTCCAGCTCCGCTTTGCGATCTTCATCGTCGATATGCGTCATTGCTGCTGCGCTCCTGCCGCGTTAGTGAGAGCAGTAAGCGCACTCGGATCGGTTGTCTGCGTTTCGCTCAGCGTCTTAGCGCCATTCGCCGCTGCCTGGCCCATAGCCATTGCCTGGGCTGCCTGCTGCTGTTTCGCGCGCTCTTCGCGAATGCCCTGTACCTGTTCCTGCGGAACGATGACGGTTGGCGAAACGCCTGACATTTCTGAGAACGCGTCGATAGCCTGATCAACGTCGAGCTTGTCGAGCGCCTCAGGTTTGAACTGCGCGAGCTGGCCGATGAATCCGACGGTCTGCGACAGGCTGGTGAGGCCGATAGATTTCTGCGCCTGCGCCATCACGGAGATGTATTCGATGCGCAACGGCATGCCCTGCATAACGTCAGGTGGTGGCGGCAGCATGTTCTTGCGCGCCATGATGGAGAACACGCGATCGATAAGCGGGTTGAGCGCTTCGTCGTTCAGGCGCTCCAGCACCGGTCCGAGCATAAGCAGCTTCTCTTCCTTCATCTCGATCACCGCTTCCACCGGCATAGAGCGGGTGTTGATGTTCTGAAGCATCATGAAGAGGTCGACGAAGTAGGCGCTGTTGATGGTCTGGCGGGTGTCCTGAATGTCAGCCAGCAGGTCGGCGGTATTCGGGTTAACGAGGTACGCAGGTTTGAATCCGTCCTGTCCGCTCAGCACGTCGAGATAGGTCACATCACCGGGCAGCAGCGAAACGCGCTGATTCTTCAGCGACATCGGCGCAACCATCGGCGGATTAGTGGCTTTGTCGATCAGCTGAGCTTTGCGCTTCTGCTCAACCTGCAGGGCTTTAACCTGTCCGAGTGCCAGCATGCCAGGGCAGGAGGATGCGTAAACGTCCTCGCCGTTCACTTCCCAGCGTGGCGCCAGGATCGGGAATTCATCGAATCCGGACTCACGCAGCAGCTTGTCGGCATCGCCGCCGGTCTCGAAATAGACAGAGCGGAACGGCTTGTTCTTGCTGTCCATCTTCCCGCTGTCGCGGTTGATGTTTGGTGTGATGCAGTGATTAACCTCGATCCAGTTTTCATACGTGCCGCTTTCCCACTGGCTCTTCACGGACGTGCTCACGTTGTCCAGGCCGAATTCCAGCACCAGCTGGCGCACGGTCATGGAGAACTGGCGGAATGAAGTGTCAACGCTGCCACGCGGGCTGTTAGCCAGGTAGTAGCTGCCAATCGGGAATGGCATTGTGCGGATAACGTCCTGGTCATCTTCGAGCACAGCCATTGCGGCGGTTCCGAAAGTACCCAAGCTGGCGTACATGACAGGCAGCGACTGGTACAAATTCGACTTGTTGAACACTTCGTTCATGCGGCGCTGCACGACTTCCAGCCAGATCTTAACCGGGCCGTAATCCATCATGTCAGGGTCAGGAGTTGCTAGTTTGAACCATGGGCGGGCCGGACTGGTAATGCCGGACATCATGCCACTGGACAGGATGCGCTGAGCCATTGAGCCTGTCGGGTCAACAATCTTGGTACTACGGCGGTCGCCGCGGTTAACGTCAGACGTCAGGAAGCGGGAACCGCGCGGATTGATAAAGTCGCTCAGGTCGCGCCAGTGCGGCTCGAACGATGTGCGCTCATTCTTCAGCTGTGCGAGCTGCTTCAGCAGCCGCTCTTTTTCGGTTTCCGCCATCTCTCAGGTCTCCGTTACTGACCGAGCAGCGTTTTACCGCTGGTATTGGCTGCGGAGGTGTCGCCCTGAGCACCGGTGAGCATTGTCGATTTTGTGCCTGCAGCAGCACGGCGGCGGCGCTCTTCCTCAGAACGCGCATCAACCACAGCGGCGTCCTGGGTCTGAGGTGCGGCCTGAACTTCTGGTGCCGCTGGCACTGATGGCTTGCTGCCGATACACATAGCGATAACCTCACACACGATTAAATTATTACCAATTTAACCATATACGGATTATTTTACGTAGTGTATTGACAGAATGCCGTGCAATTATTACCCTTCAGGTAACACAACATGAAAGCGCACTTCGATATCGGTTCTGTGAGGTCTTGTCGCTAAATCAAATCGGTGGAGTTCGTTTCAGGTTGTGAGCAGTACGGTATATGGCACATGTGCCGCAGCGGTCCGATGGCTCCCTTGCTGTTTACGGCCAAGCGGGTAACCGGAATGTGCAAGTCAGTGTTTTCGGTATGCACGACATAGCGTTTCACCAGCGTGGCGATCAGGTGTGACACCTCGGAAGAGACGAGGATGCAATGATGAGAGCATTGCAGGTTTACATGGTGGACATGATTGCCACGGAGTACGAAGCAAAGTGCAGTGCTCTCAATGTTGTGGAAGCGCAACACCACACCTTAGCGGGGTGGGCAATAACCATGAACGGGTATACCCCGTATTGCTGAAGGATCTGAACAGTCCAGACGCCACGGCAAGCAAGCCGTGTTACAGAATTGCTGACAGCCTGGAAAGACAGGCACACAACAGGTAAGAGCATTAGGCAGACGGCAATCCGTATCTTCGGATTAGCAAGCGTGAAACGCCGATATGGAATTGTGACGACGCTCGTCAGTGCTCTTTCCGTTGTGGTTAGCTCAGGAATTGGTTAGAGCTCCATCCATGCTTGCCATTGCTGCATGGGCGGGTAATGGGTTCCGAAAGGATCGCCGCGCCGGTTCGAATCCGGCACCACAACCCAATCACGACTTAGGACCGTGATACCCGTAGTGCCCATGTAATTGCTGTGTAGCTTTGGCGGTGGCAGTTGCTCCCACTTCTGACCACCGCCCTTTTTACAGCAGAACGCCATTCCGATGACGTTGCGCTGTAAACCCTGCATCACCCGCCAAGGAAGGCACTCCGTTGATTATTCGCCCGGTTCGTCTGGGCATTTTTTTTAAGGTGAATATCATGAGTCGATATTACGACGATAATGCTCGCGAAATTAAATGGGGAACGATCGTTCTTCATGTCGTATTTTTCTTTACAATTCTCATATCTCTTTGCATGGCAGGCTGTCCATATTACAACGTATGGAGCAGCAATCTTGCCGGGAAGGCTTCCTTGGCTAGGGCAACACAAGACAGGCAGATCGCTGTACAAGAAGCGCTCGCAAAAAAAGAATCTGCACGAATGTTAGCTGACGCTGAAATTGAGCGAGCCAAGGGCGTAGCGAAGGCGAATCAGATAATTGGCGATAGTCTTCGCAACAATGAAGAATACCTTCGCTATCTGTGGATTGACGGGTTACAACAGAATAAGAGCCAGGTTATTTACGTTCCAACCGAAGCAAACCTGCCAATACTTGAAGCGGGTAAACGCTAATTTATCCGTGACATGTCACAATCAGCCCGCCGATGTGCGGGCTTTAATTCGAGGTCACTATGTCAAAACACAGACTGAGCGCCAGGACAAAGAAGCGCAGAGAAGCAGACCAGGAAGTGATGGACAAGATGCATGACATCTTCCAGAAGGTTAAAAAGTACGAGCATGAGCTGACAGACACTATCCTGAGCACGCCCTATTTCAAGGCCCGCTAATGCGGGCTTTGTTTTAACCATGCGCAATTTTGCGCCCATTGATTTTATTGGAAAAACCGAAGCTACAGAAATAGCTTTGCTACTTCCACGGGTCATATTCTGTGACTGCCTTGCCCTGCTGGCTTTCTTGCCCAGGAATGCGCAGTCGCTTCGTTACCGGGAAAGCAAACGTAAGCAGCAGCGCGTCACCCTTGCCCGGCGAGCGGCCTAAACGCTCTTTGATATCTTCCTTCGGCTCAATGACGATCTTGCCGTCCACCCTGACTTTGTACTCTGCTGCCGACAGGTCATCAGCGGTCTCCTGATCGTCCAGCGC